TACAAGTGTTCCTGTAGTAACTGTTAAATCACCTGTACTTGCACCTGTAAATGAACCTGTACCTATTAAGAATTTGTCTGCACTTTCGTCCCAACCTATAAATGCGTTGTCTGAGTCTCCTCTTTCAAGAACAATACCCATATCATTTGCAGGTGTTCCTGTTGTACCATTTCCTAACTCAATCAATCTATCTGTAATTGTTGAGTTTGTAGTATCTAAAGTTGTGGTTGTTCCGTTTACATCTAAGTTACCTGTAACTGTCAAATTACCTGTTGCAGCTACGTCTGCGAAAGTTACATTTGAACTTGTTGCAACTGCTTGTCCAATTGCAATTTCACCACTTGATACAGTAACACCTGTTCCACCTGAGATATGCGCTCTTACTTCTGACGCACTTGGGCCTGTATATGTAATAACACCTGTAGAGTTATTGTATGCAAGTGAACCGTCTCCACCTGAATCTGTTACGGAGACCTTTCCTCTGATTGTTGCGTCTGTGATTGCAAGGTCTACCGCACCGTCACCAGCATCGTCATATGTTGCAGTGATATTTGTGTGTGAACCGTTTGTAGCAAATTGTGCACCAACGATATCTTCTATTTCTTCTTCTGTTTTACCCGAAGACGCAATTGTTAAAGTATTAGCTGCATCGTCATATGTCAATGACATGTTTGTACCAGCTTGTAATAGTGCGTTAACTCTATCGTCTACTCTTTCTGATGTATGATAAAGATTACTTGAGCCTTCTGACAAGTCATCAGTATCGAAACCTGAAATACTTGTTGTAAGGTCTATTGTTCCATCTGCATCTTGATAGGTTGCTGTAATACCTGTTTCAGTATTACCAGTAAACATTGCACCAGCAATGTCCTGTATTCTTTCTGCGTTCATTGTCACATCGCCAGAAGATACAGTAAAGTCTGTACCGTCAAATGTTGCGACACCAGCGTTTGTTTCTGTTGCAAGTTCCGCTGAATATGTGACTGTTCCTGAACTTTCTGCAACGTCTACACCTTCACCAGCTGCAAAGGTTATTGTTCCACCTAATGCTGTTGCAGTTGTATTACTGCCGTCTGAAACTGTAATTGATGAATTTGCTAGTTTAGCGTTTGCAATAGAACCTGCCAACATGGCATTTGTAATACCACTTGCTTTTACTCTTAAGGTATCTGAATCTGTTTCTATAGAACTATCGTCTACTTGAACCGCAAGTGTGACATCTCCTGATGTTCCACCACCTGTTAGACCGTCTCCAGCAACAACCGATGTAATATCACCTACTGTTGTAGATAGAACACCGTTAGTTGCAGTAATACCTGTTCCAGCCATTGCGGTTGCAATGTCTGCTAATGTTTCTTTCTTAGAACTGTTGTCTGATGCATCTATAATTGCAACACTATCGTTTGCAATATCTACTGTTGCAGCTGTTAATTCGTTTAGGTCTACTGCAAGGGATACATCACCTGATGAACCACCACCTGATAAACCGTCTCCAGCAGTTACGCCTGTTACGTCTCCAACTTGTCCGTTGATTGTTAATGTGCCTGCACTATCATCATATGTTGTAGAAATACCTGTTCCTGCTTGGATTAAGGCGTTAACTCTATCGTCAACTTTTTCGTTAAAATCACTTCCTAGTGCGGCTGATTGTATAAGACCTGAGCTGTTGATAACCTCGGTTACCCCGATACTCAGTCCGTTTTTTACATGAAAATTCTTTGCAGCCACGCTGTTCGCCTCCGTTTACTGTTCACTATCCCAGTTCACAGCATTATTAAAAATGTCTACTGTTATTTATAACTAAACGGAGTTTAGGATTAAGATTCTACTAATTGTCTGTCAAATTTAAAGACAGTTGAGCTTGTAGAGGCAGGGGTTATAAGTAATCTTGCATTCGCACCACTAATATCAGCGGCAAATGTTGCTAAATCACTACCTGATTTGAGAATACCATATTCAAGAATATCTGCAGTCGAACCGTCATGAGATATAACAAGTTCTGTAGAATGGTAATCTGAACCTTGAGTTACAGAAACAATATATCTTGCAGTCGTGAAAGACGCATGTGCAAAAGTATCCAGTGCAACTTGAGTTGTTGCGGTTGTGGTTGTAGAACCTGATTTTCTTCTTGAGGAAACTAATTCTTTACTTACAACAATATCGTCATTAGCACTATCATAATAGATGTGTCTAGAAATTTCTGCAAGTTTGAATGCTAATGACCTAGGCATTATTCTCCTCTCTTAGTTACGTCCCAATAGAACGTAGTATTAGTATTAGCAGGAGTTACCAATAGATTAGTATTTCCTGAACTAACTGAGGTATTTAGAGAGAATAGAACACTTGATGTCACTACATCACCATATTGTGAGAAGAATGCATCAGTTCCGTCTGTACCCACGACTATCTCAGCGGCGTGAGTACCACTTGAGTGAACTGCAAGTAATGAATATTTCAATCCTTCATATGCGACTGATTGTGAATCAAGAGTCTGTTCAGAAGTTGTAGTTGTTGTTAGTTCACCGTCTTTGGTAGCAGGAAGTCTTGAGTATGTTAAAAAGAAAGTGGTATTTGTATTTGCAGGAGTAACTCTTAATAGTTGATTACCACTAGACATAGTTGTGCTAACAGTATATAAGAATGCACCTGTAGTTGTTACGTCACCATATTGTGAGAAGAATGCGTTACTACCGTCATTACCCATTACTATTTCACATGAATGTGAACCTGTTGAATGAACTGCAGTTAATGATACCTTAGTTGCTTTCGCACCAGCAGACGCAACCGATAAAATAGTTTGGTCTGCGTTAGTAGTTGTCAGTGCTGAACTAGAAGTTTCTAATGCGACTGGATTCTTAGGTGTTTTAATACATACTACGTCACCACTTTCTCCATTTGCTTGAAGAGTGATAACTGAGGAACTTGTTGTTGCGTAGTCAACACCACCGTCTTGTAGTAATACACCATTTAGATATACTGCTTCTTTACCAAGTTCATATGACAATGCTTGCCCATCATCGTCATTTCCTGATATGGTAGTTGTAGTTCCCGATAGAGTAAAGGTAAAAGTATTTCCAGTTCCATAACTTCCACCACCGCTTTGGTCTGCCCACGACAAAGTCCCCGAACCATCGGTTGTTATTACTTGGTCAGATGTGCCGTCAGAAGTGGGGAATGTGATTGCGTCATTAATAGTGAATGATGCAGGATTAGACCCTACTTCTACAATGGCAGCTGAACCGTCATTCTTCTCAGTGTAAAACCTACCGTGGTAAGTATTTACTGCCAATTCCCCTAGAGTTATATCTGAGGTAGTTGGAACAGCGTTCTGAGTCGATGACTTCTTGAACGTTATGACTGTTGCCATGTATTACCCTATTCTAATAATTAAAAAGTCCCACCGTCTATTGCGGTAATAGTTACAGCACCACTAGATACAGTGAAGTTATCACTTGAGAATGATGCAATACCTTTATTGGAACTTGTTGCATCTTCACCAATGATTGTAATTGAACCTGAACCGTTAGTGATATCAATACCTTCACCTGCAGTTAAAGTTGCAAGTGCAACGTCTGAACCTGTACCAATCATTAACTGACCGTTTGCAGGTGTAGCGCCGTCTAATGAAGTTATTGAACCACTTAGTGCTAAACCAACACCTTCGATATTTCCGAATGCAACGTTACCTGCAGTACCTGAAAATACTTCGGAAGTATTTGTTGCGTCTGCGATAAATGTAAACTTACTTGCACTATCGTCATATCCAAAGAAACCTACTTTAGCAGAAGAACCGTTATGATATCTAAATTCAATACCTCTATCTTTGTTGTCGTCTGAGCCAGGAGCACTGTCTCCACCAACTGTAAAGATTGGGTCGTCTACTGTTGTAGTTGTTGAGTTAACAGTTGTTGTAGTACCGTTAACTGTTAGGTTTCCTGTGACCGTAAGACTATTTCCTACAGTTACGTCATCAGGTAAACCTACTGTGATTGTTTGTCCACTTGCTGAAGTTTCTATCTCGTTTGATGTACCAGCGATTGTTAGTGATTGTGAATCAAGGTCTATTGCACCTGTTCCTGAATCAGCTGCAACGTCTAAATCTTGAGAAGTTATGTTTGTATCAACATAGTCTTTAACAGCAGCCGCTGTTGGGAACCCTGTATCTACATCATTACTTGAGATACCCTCTGATTCTGTAATGATAACTGCGTCTGCAATTTTAGCAAGTGTGACTGCGTCATTTGAGATAGTTATAACACCAGTGTCCGCCATAGTAGCGTCACCTGACATTACGTTATCTATCCACTTAGATGTTCCTGTATCATACAGTAACATTGCACCGTCAGCTGCTGAAGTGATATTGGTGTCTGTTGCACCGTCAATTGTTGATGTTACAGTCCTAAAACTAAGATTTCCTGAACCATCGGTTTCAATTACCTGATTAGCAGAACCGTCTGCACCCATCAGTGTAAATGTTACATTTGAACCAACCGCATTTGGCGATTTCAAAGCAACGTAGTTTGTACCGTTGTCAGAATCTTCTCTAAGTTGAATCTCTGCACCAGCAGTTGCACCATTACCAACAATTAAGTTAGCAGGTGTGGGTGTAGAACCCTTTATGATATCAGTAAAAAATTTACCACCAATTTCATGTATAACTGGGTTTGAACTTGAATCTACAGACTCAATGAACAACTTTGAGGACGCACCGTCATTAGAACGGTCTTGGACATACGCCAATTCCGCTTCTGCTAAATCCGATACTGTAGGGCTAGAAACACCAGTCGTTCTTTTAATTTGAATTACTGTTGCCATTTATTTTTTCCTCGTATAATTCTGTTATTAATCCCACATGGGTATATCCATAATGAACCTATCCACTCACAATGTGGGTCGGAACTCACTGGTTGTTCCCTTGATATGTGTCTTATACTATTTATACGATTAGAAAGTGCCACCGTCAATGACTGTGGTAGTTTTCCACTTATCTTCGGTTTGGTCGTATTGTAGATACCCTTTATCAGTTTCTGAAGCTTCTACGTCTTGTAGTTCCTGAATGGATTTTGCTGATAAATTAACGTCTGTAACTCCAACTTTTAAAGTTTGTACCTTGATGTTTCCTGTTCCTCTAAGTTTTCCTTTAATTGCCATGTTTACCTCGTTACGCCTGGTGTTACTGTTGCTTGTCCTTCAACAACACGACTTATTGAACCACTTCCGTCTGTTATCAATAAATCATATACATATCTTCCTGCTTCTAAAGCAGTTGTAACAGTATCAGTTAATGTCATTGTAACTGTTCCACCAACTCCATTATGTGAACATGTAAAGGTTGCAGCCGCATTTGAAGAACCATATGTTTTTCTTAATTGAGCAGTCGCAGTAAATCCAGTGAGATTCAATACATCACCTACTGTATCTGTTAAGTCAACTTGTATAGCAAAGTCTGTACCTTGGTCTATGAATATGTTTGCGATTATTGCCATTTAACTATTTATACCTATTATGATTTACTAAATTGAGCTGCAGGAACTGTTTGGTGAATTTTTTCTAATGTTCCTTGGTCATTTACATAAACTTCTTGTAATTTTCTTAAAGTTCCAGCGTCATTTAAGTATACTGCTTTAACTTTGGCAGCCGCACCAATACTTCTAGTTGTAGAATATGCTTGTTGGAAAATATAACTCAACTGATAATTCTGTTGGAAAGGATATGATTGTTGTGCATTTGCAGGATACGTACCACGTGCATCAGCAGGATAAGTAAATGGATATCTTGCTTGGTAATTAAACGGATAACTAGTTTGTTTATTTGCAGGATATGGAAATCTTCCCCGAGCATTTGCTTGGTAATTAAACGGTTGTTGTCCATCAGCAGGATATCTTCCACGTGCTTGATAAGTTGCAGGATATGGGTATCTCGCTTGATAGTTAAATGGATATCTTGCCTGATAGGTATACGGATACCTTCCCTGTCCAGTTCCATTGGAAATGTATGGTTGTTGGTTTTGAGTTGTAAACGGATACCTTCCCCTTGACGAATATGTCTGTTGCACCCTTGGGGTACTTGTGTATGGTTGTTGAAAAGAATAGACATCTTGGAACCATATACCTGGCCCTATATCTTCAAATTGAAGCATTCTTCCGATTGCAGGTCTTTGAGCGAGAAAAGTTTGGGGTCTACGACCCTGATTCTGTGTACTGTATTGGCCAGGCCCAGGCTGTATGAATGGATAAGGAGTTTGGAAAAATACAAGTTGTCCTTTAGGGCCAATATCACCCATAGGTGTTCGACCTCTGGCGTCATGTGCGTTTGCCGAAAATCCAGTAGATGGATATGTATACGGTTGTTGCACAGCTGCAGGTCTTCTTGCAATATATGGATATCGCCCTTGGTTGTTTGTAGGACTAGGTCTTCTTGCCTGATAGGTATACGGAAATGGATACCTTCCCTGTGCATCAGCAGGATACGTACCACGTGCACTTGCAGGATATCTTCCACGTGCTTGATAGTTTGCAGGATAAGGATATCTCGCTTGGTAAGTAAATGGTGTTTGTCCTATCGCAGGATAAGTAAATGGATATCTTCCCTGTGCTTGATATTCAGATGGTGTTTGACCTATTGCAGATGCAGGATATCTACCTCGAGCGTTAGCTTGATAAGTAAATGGATATCTTGCTTGATAAGTAAATGGTGTTTGACCACTTACAGCTCTTTGTACCTGTAAATCACCTGTGACAGCTTTCTGACCTTGATAAGGTTGTTGGAAAGTTCCTGATTGACCTAGTTGTCCTAGTTGACTATGCGGAGCATTCTTGGTGTTTATATATATTTCGTCTGCCATTACACATTACTCATTCACTATATTACAAACCAAAGGTGACCGTCCGAAGTTGAACCAACTGCGCCTGGAGCTGAGTTAGTAACTTCATAGTCAACTTGCACGTCATTTGCATTGACTTTAATCCCTTTACCTGCGCCGATATTTATGGTGTTTTCTCCTGTAGCTTCTGTAGTTGCAAGTAAACCAGCACCACTTTCAATATCACTGTGAATGGTTAATGTATTAGCGGAATCATCATATGTTAAGTCGATACCGTTTCCACCGACTAGTCCACCACCACCTAAGAAGTCTAAAACATCTTCATTACCGTATAAAGCATTACCATTAATAGTTAAAGTATTACTTGCATCGTCATATGAAGTTGTTATACCTGTTCCACCAACTAATAATGCGTTAACTCTATCGTCAACTCTTTCGTTTGTGAAATATAAATTACTTGAACCCTCTGTTACTGTATCAGAAGTAGCTTGGTCTGTTGGTTCATATCTACTATTACTTGAACTATAAACAAGTATCTGACCGTTACTTGGGGCACTTCCACCAACATCACTTAATCCTGTAATACTATGGTTTGCAATACCTGAAACTGTTCCTGTTAAGGAACCTGTAAATGTACCAGTAATAGTTTTATTTGTTAATGTTTGAGTTGCACTTGTTCCAACCAACTCTTGGTCTCCACCTTTAGGAAGTGTTAATGTATTTGTAACACCTTCACTGTGTGGTTGTGGTTTAATTGTTTGACCGTGTGAGTTAGCATGACAGTTAAGTTTAATCTGTCCTTCTGTTGAACCCCCACCTCTGAATTCTGTTATGTATGTAGCTGCGGTAACCTGAACATTACCTGAACTTGAAGTTAACGGCCCAATGTGTGTTCCTGTAGTATCACCTGCAACGTTACCTGTTAAGTTACCAGCAAATGCAGTAGAAGTTATACTTGTCCAACCAGTACCATTACCACCAGTAAATGTTCCCGTTCCGTCTGTAATTGTCGGAGCAGTAAATGTATGTCCAGTATCAACTGATAGATTACCGTCAACTTTAGTTACACCTTCTAACTGTATGTTTATACCAGTATCTAATGAAGTTATAGAAGGAGTATTGTTTGCATTTAATATGATACCATTACTATTATGGTTAAAGATTGTATTGTTTGCAGTTTCTGTAAATAAAGAACTACCACCGACACCACCGCCCTGAACTGTTAAGAATGAACCAGTAAAGGCATGGATTGCAATTTTATCACCTAGGGTAGCAGCTGAAATAAGTGTAATCTTTTTGAATGTTCCGTCTGATTGTTGACTTGCTAAAACATAGTCGTCACCAACTCTTAACAATGCACCATTTTTATAAACCTGTATTCTATCTTTCTTGTATACTAGGTCATTACTAAATGCGTCATTTCCTGTAAATTCAGTCTGACCACCGTCTGCAGTATAAAGGAACTCTTGATAGAAGAATGTTTTATCTTCTATACTATTGATTGCGTCTATTAGATTTCCTTTAACGTCAGTTCTTAAGCCAGAGATATCCCCAACGTCATTTGCTAAATCGTTGTAACGAGTTCTAAAGTTTTCTAACGTACTAAATTGGTCAATTGTTTTTGCCATTTGTTCTCTCTAATATTTCACCTAATAGTTGTTTTATCTCTGTCATTTCTACTTTTAAAGTATTTATTTCTTCTCGCTGAATTTGGAAGACTCTCTTTCTTCTAATAGCAGCTTGATATCCTTCGATATCATTATTAATAATCGCCTGTGAACTTTCGTCTCTAACTAGAGTCGAATGCCCTTCTACTTTTGCATGTCCTTTTTCATAAGCGAACTTTGACATAATATTACGTTGCTAATGCAATCGCTCTCAAGTTACTTACAAGTGGGACATTAGAAGTATTAGTTGACTGACCTACAATCTTAATTGCAAATGCTGAGAACTCTGCGAGTCCTTCTACTGTATAATTATACTCCTTAAAGTTTCTTGCGTCATTTCCTACAGCGGTATCTGGCGAACCGTCTGTATTAAAGTAGTTCCAACCTATATCATCAAACGGTGTTGAGTTATCGTTTTCTAATACTTTATAAAGAACTTTTATATCAGTTCCCGAAGGTCTAAACCCGTCTAACATCACCTTCACAGCGGTGCCAGGCGTAGCCAGAGAGACCTTTCTTGTACAGTATACAAATGCATTGTTGTCACCATCAGGTTCCGTAGAATCAACATATGTGATTCCTGTAGGTACATCTAAACTACTGTCTATGTTATTTAATCTGTTCATGATACCTAATGCACCCAAAGAAGAAAGGTCAACCATTGGTGATAAGTTCTGTCTAGGTGATTGCATTTGTAAAGTACAAGTAAATGACTTCACACTTGCCATTTCATTAGTTTCGTTGATAGCTGAAGCAACAATCGCTGGTTGGTCTAAGAAGTGGTTATCGTTTAATGTAATAAACTCTGCAGTATTGTTTTTACTATATGCAGTTCCACCAACACCTTCTGGCGATTTCATTCCAGTTGTTCTAATGTTAGTATGTAACAATGTTCCTTTCAACTGAACACTTGGTATCATTGTGTGTATTGTATCAAAATAATAGTTTCTTTGTGCGGTTGCATTTGAACCACCACTTTGTGTGCTTTCTAAAGCAACATATCCTGACTTAAGGTCTGTACTAGACAAGTCGGGTATTACTGTATAACTATCAATATCTATTCCTGCGATAGCAGTATATGTTCCGTTAATACATGATACTGGTATTCCACCAATTGTTTGGTCTACGGTATCAATATCAATTGCAACAGTGTTTGTTGCACTACCAAAGTTAGTAACTGTTAATGTGTTTGTATCTAAATATCCGAAGCCTGGATTTGAAATTTTAACTGAACTTATCGCACCTGAATCTACTGTTATATCTACGGTGCAACCTGTTCCACTTCCGTCATTAGTTGTTGCAATGTCATTATAAGGCCCGTTTGCAGGAAGAGTCCCAGTTGTTGTCATTGAACCTTCTGCTTCAAGATTAATTACTGCACCTGTTTTTTCTCCTGTAACTCCTGCTATAACAGCATTAGAAGAAGTATCATACATACCGTGTCCATATGCGTAAACTCTTACGTAGTTTTGACCAGTGTATGATTCAATTGGGTTATCTTGTAAAGGTGACGCTTCTAATGATTTGTTGTTAAATTTAACAATAGGTCTCTTAGAAATATCAAATCTTGCATACTTCAAATGGAACTTAAGGTCATCTGTTTGTTCTGCAGTCCATGTTGAAGCATTTTGAGATGCGAATAATGAACCTGCGTATGGTTGTCCTGAAATTACTTGTCCAGTTGCTAAGTCTGTCTCACCCATTCTTGAAATAAATGCTTCATACTTGTTAGAGTTTGAAAGAACTACAAAACAATATTCCTGTCCTTGTTCTAAGAATACTGGACTTGGGAATGTAAATGTTGTAACAGCTGAACCGTCCTGTGACAAGTTAACGTCTGCAGGATTCTTTGTAACTTCTGAGAATGGTAATATAATTTGGCCAGGATATCCATTGACCATGTTTCTAACTTCTACAGATACAGGTAAACTCTCGTCTTTAGTTTTAAAGAACAAGTCTACTTCTGTTAAGTACATACCACCAGTCTTATCAACCAAGAATGATTGTGCAAGTGGGTCTCTCCAACCAAAGAATTCAAATTCTAAGAAACTTAAATCTAAATCCAAGTTCAAAGGTAACTGAATATCAGGAATCGGTGGCGGTGGCAGAGGCGGTTCTTCCCTTGGTGGAATTGGCGGCTGCGGTGGCGGTGGTGGGTCAGGTTGTGGTATTGGTGGTGGGTCATTATCCACATTACGTGAGTTCATTTGTTCACCACGTCTTGTTATCTGTCTGTCGCCACTGACACTACCTAAAACAGTTCTACCGTTTCTAGTAGAAATAATTTCTGTTTGGTTAGTTTGTAATAATCCCTGTGCGTTAAATTCTGCTTGACCACCTGATGAAGGATTAGATTCGTTGTGTGCACTTGAAGTTACTTTCAAGTCTCTTTGACCTGTAGGGAATCTATCTACACCACTGTTAGGTAAATCAAAGTATGCACGAACTCTACCGTTACCGTCTGCTTTAATTCCTGATGAAACACTTGTTCCACCGTCCTGTGAATAAGTTGCATTGAATGGTCTTACGAATCTGTTTACGTCTTGTCCGTCAAAGAATACGTAGTGGAATGAATCAGGTTTTAAGTTTACTGCGTCAATCTGAATTGTTTGAGCACGTATAAACGGTATAACAGATATACTTACAACTCTGTCATTTCTATCTTCTACAAAATCTTCTACTACAGTAGTTCTGATACCAGTTCTACTTTGTGTTTCAATCGTACTTGTAATTTCTCTTGATACTTCTGTACCCGATACCCATTCACCACCCTGTGCTGGGTCACCACTCCATGAACCACTAGAAGTTGATAGAACCTCTGTAGATACAGTTGTAGGTTCTCCTACCCAGTTTGTTTGCCATGCGTTCCAAACAGTTCCAAGGTCTGCACTTTCAGCTAACAATGCGTCAAAGTTACCTTCTCTGTTTATTCTTACTTCGGGTAATTGTGTTTGGTCTTGCCATATATCAGAAGCAGGAGTCAGACTTACATTTCCAATAAATGCAAATACGTGATAAGGGTTAACATTCATTGCCCTTGACGCTTTACTCTGATTTACATAACTTGTACTTGTATAAGGTAAAGTAATCAAGTCACCTGTCTTTTGATACTCTGAACTATTAACTGTGTCTAATTCTATATCGAAGAAGTTTTGGAAGTTCTTAGGTCTCAATACACCTTGTTTTGTATCGATTGAACAATTGTAATCTAAATGGTTAACGTCTCCGACATTATGTCCTTTAAATGAATCCACAACAAAACCTGACTTGAATCTATCAAATCCGTCTGCGTCTTGGAATTGCATTGTTTGTGTATCTCTTTCTAATAGAGATAATGTTGTCAATCTTTCTAGGTTAGCAACACGGTTAGATATCTTACCGATATCTTTCATTGTAAACCTTCTATGGTCTACACTTCTTAATCTTACTTTCTTTAAATCGTCTGTATAAGGTGGAATTCTTAACTCATATAACTCTATAGCGTCATCGATTCCTTTTGGTTTCATAGGAGTCAATGAAGGTGTTCCTTGAGATATTTGGAATTCACCGTCTTTGTGTAGGAAGACTTTATCGATTCTTCCAACATAGAAACTTATATCACCAACTACGTTTGAGCCTGGGACTGGTACGTCTACCGCACTAGCACCTGTTGCTGAAATACCTGTTACTGCTTGTTCAAATGATTTACTTGAATATGCAAACGGTGACGATACACAACCCGAAGTTGTATCACTTAAATTAATTGGTGATTCAGGATTTGGTGTTCCTGAACCAAAAGTAGTTGTACCTAATAGTTGTCCTAATATTGGTCTAAAGTCTACTGCGTCTGCTAATTCAAACTCACCATCAGGTTCTAGACCACCTAAGTCAACTTTACTTGGAACATAAGTTGGAATCTCTTCATAGTCAAGACCACTGTAAGAACTTACGTCAAAAAAGTCACCGTTACCACTTGCAGTAAAGTAATCAAATACAACTAGTATCTGATTATTAGCAGATGGATTACCTGGCTTCAGTTGTAATCTACCATGGTCATAGAATCCGTCTCTCTGACCATCGTCAAAGTAATATCTGTTTGTTATGTTTGTTGCACCTTGGTCAAAATTAGTTAAGTTACCAGTTGCTTTTGAAGTCTGTCCTACAAGAACTTCACCTTCTATGAATGTTTTGTTTGTTGTGGTATAATAGAAATAACTCTTGTTTGTAGAACCATTGTAGTTTATAATTACCGCACGTGCGTCTGAGGTATTACCTTTGATAACCTCAAAACTTTGGAATGGTATAGCAGGACTTGCTGTTTCTGTAATTGTTCCCGAAGGTGGTAGAGGTGCAGTGGCACCATTACCTTCATAGACTGCACGAACTCTATAACAGTCTGCAACACCTAATGAAATATCTTTATCATTATAGCAAGTACCATAGAATCCACCTGTAGTTCTAGAGTTTACAACTGAAAGACATCTTGACTTTCTTAATGTCTTGTCTCTGTTAACTGGTGCATTGATATCTACAGTAAATGTTACTTTTAAAATCGCACCGTTATCTGCAGTTGGGAAACCACTAAATTCTAAATTACTTCCTGAAATTGTATCTGTAAATGGCGAACCACTTAAGTTATTAACAACGTCAACCATGTCACCATTTGCTAATGTAGGTGAACCTGATGTTTGTGCTTCTACGACTGAGAAGACATAGTTGTCATTTGTTCTTGTTGAGAATGATTCTCCTGAACCACATGTAAGTGTAATATTACCACTTGATATTGTTACGTTCTGTGACCTTCTTACTTGTACTTGGTCGGGTGTATGTGTTTTTACATAGTCTCTTGGCCATGCAAATATAGACGCAACTTGGTCTTGGTCAAATACTCTTGTTCTTCGTCTAGTTGCGTTTGCGTTTGTTAAAGCAGTTCCTACCGCACCTGTTAGTGTAGCAGCTATATCACTGGTTACAGTAGAGATAACTCTTTCGTTACCAGCACCGTCAATAACTATATCACCTTCTTTAAGTTCTGCAGTAAATTTAGTTGCAAAACCTGTTACGTTTGTAGAAGACATTGATACTTGACCAGTTAATATAAAGTCAGAATCAGTATAAATGTCTGCAGTGAATGTTTCTCTTGCAGTTACGTTTGGTGCTTGTGATATCGCACGAACTCTGTCAATATTATATGTTCTTACTTCACCAGCAGTTCCTCTAAAATTCTCACCAGTATGTTGACCAGCTGACATTGCAAACGTACCATTTGTTGAACTGATTGCGTCTGCTGAAGTAAATGTTCCTACCACGTCATGGACAAATAATGCACCTGAACCATCGTCATATCCAACTATAGCAGTTGCACCTGATACTGAACCCGTAATCTTATCACCAACTACTGCAGTACCACTATGTGCACTGTACTTAAGTTTGGTAAACATTTTGATATCAAATAGATATGAATTCCAAATAGTAGCATTGTCCCATACTTCGTCACTGTTTGAAGTACCTGCAGTTGCCATATCAAAGTTTCTAATTCTTGCGAAACCAATTTGTCCACTGCTGTTTTCTGTTCCAGCAGAAGCTGTCACTGCGTCAAAAAGTTTTACGATACCATATGGTTTCTGTGCGTCTGTTCCTGATTCGTTACCAAATTCAGGAAGACCATGTGCGTTTTTAACTTTTACAAAGTTACCAAGTCTAACTGGGGTTGAAGCACCTGTAAGACTTGCGGTACTTCTTGCCTTTTTAATTGGAATAGTAGAACCTACTGGTTTATCTACTTGGTGACCTTTAACATATGCTTTACCAGCAGAAGTTTTAACTACAAATTCATCTGCTAAACCACCATTAAGTGTTGAATATACACCACCATTAGTTCCGTCATCTAAATGTTCTTTAAGATTAGGTATAAATTGTCTTACAATAAAATCACCCGAAGTATCGAATGTTCTTTGTGCAAGTAAATTTTCAAATGCATTGTATTCAGGTCTCTGAATTGACAATTCCATGATTCCATTGTTAACTCTCATTAACTCAACAAAGTTTGAGTCTGTTGTGGAATCTATAAGATGTTTTGCTAAAGTTAATTCTATTTTTAATCTGTCAGCACCAGCGGCATTCTCATTAGAAGAACCCTGTGCATTATCAAATAGTGTAGCGTCCGAAGAAGAACCAACTAAAGATTCTGCAATTTCTAATCCGACTCTATAACTTGGTGCACCTGAATATTTTTCAAGTGTTATTTGTTGTTGATTAACCTTAACAAAAAACCCTCTAGTGAAAATAACACCGTCTTGTATTTCTGCTAATGAAGAACGTCCAACTGGTGTATGAGTTGAGTCCTTAATTTTTAATTCGTTATTATTACCTGCGGAAGCAGCTGCTCCGTTTGCGTCTATTGTGACTTCTTGAAGTTCTTCACCTGCGGAAAATCTAATAGAGTTATCTGCGTCAGTACCTGACTTATACATTCTAACAACGTATGTAACAGGGTCGCTTGAAGTTTCTGCATATGAAGTAACTACCTGTGCAACTGCACCTGTAGTTTTACCTTGAAGATATTTTGTATCGAAAGTAGTTCTATAATTTTCTACACCAACTGTTCCTGAACTATTAGGATTTGAACTTTCTACTTTCACATAGATAACGTCCATGTCCACGTTAGATTCAGCACCAGTAATGATACTTCCCTCTTTGAACATGTGGTCACCAAATCGTTCAATTTGGTTTTGAAGAATAGATTGTCCTTGAGTTAACTCTCTTGCTTGTATCGGTCTACTTGGACGATAAAGTACCTTATGATACTTTTTATCTTCATCATAATCGTCATAATAAGGCGATACATTTAAGTCTACTTTCTCAGGCATATTTTTATCTCTGTTTAGTTATCAATTACATTTGAACAATAAGTTTGATATCTTCAATTTGGTCTGAAGCCCTAGATACCGCACCTCTGTTCTCTATGTAAATGATTTCACCCGAATGCGGTTGCACTTCGGGATAATCTGAATCAACTGCACTAACTGTTCCTATACTTGAAGACCCTAGGAATACATTGTTTGTTCCACTTGTTGCAAATGCAACTACTTCACCTTTAGAATTTTCTTGAGGTAAGTGGTAGACAAATTTATTAGATGTATCAATTGAAACTATAATACTTTTAGCGACACCAGTTCCGTTAGAAGAAGAACTCATAATAGTATCGTCTTTTGCAAGACCTGATACTGAACTCAATGTCATTTTATGCATTGCACTTAGAGTTGTGTCTGTTGAAACTGTAGTAGTGTCATCTTGGAATGGGTCTTGAATTAGACCAATTCTTCTAAAATCGTTATCGACTGGGAAGTCACCGCTTCCTTCTGCGAATTCTAATCTTGAGTTTACGATAACATAGATACCACCTAGTTCTTCAACTGGGTTAGCACCGTGTCCATAAATTGGTGATATGATTGGTTTTACTACTGCACTTGTTGAAGGTGAACCGATACCTGAAATATCGTCAATGTTAATTGAAGCACGTCTGTAACCAGTTCCTTCGTCTGAACCTATGCTATTTACGTAAACATGAGTTACCGCACCACCAGCTACTATAACTGTTACTACCGCACCACTTCCGTCACCTGTTACTGCAACATTATTGTAAGTACCGTTGGTATATCCAGCACCACCATTAGAAACCACTACGTGGTGAATACCACCGTCTACAGCGGCTGTTTCTACGTCATATTGAGTTGAACCGTCATCTGCTCCAGCAGAACCGAATGCACCTAAGTCACCATTGACTTCTGTTTGTGCACCTAATGTTTTCACAGGAATAAAATCGTTTGTTACAAACTTGATAGTTTCTGAAGCAGAAACTGAGTACATGTATTTCCAAATGTAACCACGACCAGCGGCAGCTGAACTGTCGGCGACTGCAAATGGATTTGTACTTGTTCCTGTAGGTTTAACTGTAGATGCGACTACGTTACCTGAACTATCTCTTCCTGTTCTTAGACATTTGTATACATTGTAATCATCAGTGATTACGAAGTACCTTGAGTCATATAAGTTATTTGAACTAGAAGCAGGAGACGTATTTGTTGCACTATAGTCATGTGCATATTCGTCATACGTTGTTCCTGTTGTCCAATCCCTTCTTACTAAAGCATGTGATACGTCCGAAGAAGTAATTTTCTTCATTGCTATCATATCAGTATATGCATTTACCATTTCTCCAATGGAGTTTGAGGGTGTTGGGGTTGTATCTGATGCGTCCCACTGTTGTGGTCTTCCTATAAAAAGGAATGTTGATGAAGCGGCTTCACCAAAATCTTCCTTAAACTGTCTCGCATTATGGATACGAAACTTTTCTGTTATTATTGCTGCCATTTGATTCTATCTCCTAAGATATAATGTATTTATACTTCTATTTATAACAACTTCTGCTATAAAAATTAATTTGTTCCCGATTTAACATACGCTGAGTAGGTTAAGTTAGTCCTATCCCTAGCGTGGTCGGAAAATTTTGGAATAAAGGTGTTGGGGAACAAAGTTTCCATGTCTTGGATTCTAAGTCCTTCGGGTTTTGAGACTTCACTCATGATAACACCTGTGCCGTCTTCTAATAAGAAGTCGTCATTATCTGTTTCGTCCTTGATATAATATGCGATATCATATACTTGTTGACCACTGATTATATTTAGGTCATTGAACGAAGTTCCGAAAGATACAAATGAAGAGGTTACAGCATTCTCACTGACACCTTCGACTACTAGTCTATCATCATTTTCCATACAGATAGAGAACCCGTCCTCTGTCTGCATATATCTTTCTACTAAATTCTCTCTGCTTCTTTCTGTTACAAAATAATCAACCTCTTCTATAGTTGTAGCAGATTCTAGACGCATGGAACTCCCGTCTTCCATTATCATTACGTCACCATATACACCTTTCACTTCTGCTTCTCTTCGAGGTTCCATTCTTAATTTACAAACAACTTCTTCTGCTTCTATTCTATCACCATTTTCCATAACAATGACTTCTTCATGGTGTGGATTGACTGGAAGTGGTTTACCGTTACGTGTAGGTCGTCTTTCAGGCCCACCGTTTACATTTGTTTGTAAAACAAAGTATGGGTCAAAGGTTGCGTCACCACTTTCTAAAGATATGGTTGTTGGTATTCCATTTAATGTATACATACCGACTTGAGAACTAGCTGTATTCTTAGAAACAATTTTAAAAATGTTTATATGTCTATTTCTAATTGCGGAATCACCGTACTCAGTTCCTGGCTCAGTGATTGACCCACCTGTTCTTGGGTCTGTATTTTCAGCTGGTATCGACTCATTAACTAATGCAATCATTGGTGCGTATGCTAAGTCATGTTCTTCTGTAGACAATGAGTATATTTCAACTTCTTGTCTTTGTGCAGTTCTAGTTGCTAATTGAGGACTTACCACTGCAGTATCGTCACCACCAGCATTGATAACAATAGTTGGTCTAAATCTTACATGGTCTGCGTCAGCAACATTCATAGAAACATTATTTGTTACCGCAACCTCACCAAAGAATATGTGACCTGCAGGGTGAACTAAATCTTTTACTATTGAACGGAACTTGTTAATACTCTCACCGATTCTTACAACATAAGAATGTGATTGATAGAATTTACTATCAGTAATAGACATTCCTGAAGCTGATAGAGCACCAGTATCACCTGTTGTTCCTTTGTTTATAAATCCTTCACCTGATTTTGTTCCTCTACCCGTAAATGGATTGAATGCATGAATCTTAAATGTTCCACCATTAGGAAATGTTACTGGTTCATTTTCCAAGAACATGTTAGTCATGTCTTGAACTTTAAGTAATTGTGTATTAGAGTTAAAGTCCAATACCCTTGCAGTTGAACCTGATACTGAACCTGTTATAATTGTATCTTTTGTTAGAGCAACACTTGGTGCGGATATCAATAGAGGATATGTTGAACTTTGAGCTACATGTGCGTCTGAGGTATATCTATTACCTTGTGCTTTGATATTAATTGTTCCAACTCTACCAATACTTTTTGAAAATGCAAATATTTTTGCACCTGTTCCCGAAGAAACGTTTTGTTGTAAAATTGTAGAAGTCGCACCACTTCCACCACCAGTTAAAGTTTCTCCTACTACAAATGAACCTGTATCTGTTGGTCTACGATATACTTCTAGTCTATTCTTTTCGTTATTAACTAGTCCGATTACTGCTGTCGCCCCGCCAGCGCCCGTGACAACTTCTCCCTGAGTAAATGTTGACATACTCGCAGGATAAATGTATCCGCCTGGGCCACATATAGGTAATGTACTGTAACCACGTCCACCATTTATTAGAGTTACTTTTCTTATGTTTGAATTTGTTGTTTCAAGATTTACAGGCGAACCGTCTTCCAAAGTAATTCTCATATACTCTGTGTATATTTCTACTTGGTCACCATTACTCAATCCTGAATTAAATGTTAGTACACTTCCCTGTGTACTAAAACCTGTTGTTTGTTCTACGTCATTTACAAATACATGTCTGTTGTGGTCTTCATAAATTACTTGTTGTCCGTAATTATCGTAACCACTAAAAACTGTTTGTCCTGCTGTTGCAGTAAACTGATAGTATCCAAATCTTGTTCCTGCTTCTTGGAATAGTTCGTCACCAGCAGAACCAATCATACCAAATGCACCGCTACCGTTAGTACCAGTATTATCAAAGATAACTAAATCACCACCTTCGTATCCTGAACCACTTGCTTCAATGTATACTTCTTCTACAGAACCTGTTTTTATACCTTCTACTACAGAAGTTGCAAGACCTACTTGACCTAATTGGTCTTTTGAACCTTGGAAATTAATATCATCATTTATTGCATATAGAGAACCTATTGAAGCACTACTTGCTTCTAATAACAGACCACCACCGTCTTCTAGAAGAATGTCTCCGTCATCATCATGTGCAAGGTATACGGAAGAATCACTATCATTAAATGTTGAAATGAAACCCTATACTGTTCCTGCTCTTTTGATTTTGGTATTTCTATCTAAAAGTTCTATCCCAGAACCTTCTCTAAATGCTTTACTTGCTACGTTTGTTATATCAAGTGAAAACAATGTATCAGAACCAACCACTGGGTATACAATGTTAACGATACCCTGTGCGTAAACAACTCCACCTTCATATTCAGTTATGGTATCTGTTGCTTGTGGTCTATCTTTTTCTATAGGGATATTAACAACCATTCTTCTTTCTGAAACATAAGAAGATTCACTTGACTTGATTGTATTATCGAATGGGTATGATACCTCTGCTTCCTGCCCGTATAGAAGTCTTAAAAGGAACTTTAATGAATCAGGTGAACCTTTCTTTTGATAAAGGTCTCTGATATGTTTTATTGTACTTCTCTTGTTTGAGTTCAAACTCGCATCAAGAGAGGGCATGAAATCTTTTTGGAAATATTCTAAGAATGATTCCGTTGTTTTATCTACGTCTGAGTATTCTAAGATTTTATTATTTGCACGAATACTAGATTCTTTATATGTGGAAACAACACCAGTTTGTCCACTTGTTCTACCAGTTACGGTTTCATTATTTTTAAAACCTAAACCTGAAATAGTCTTAACGAATAATTGGTCTCCGTTAACGACATTAATTTTTGCAACTGCTTTAGATGTATTACCAACAAGATACTCACCTACAGTAAATGGGTCAGCACTTGCAGTTGGATTATCAACTGTTCGTTCTAATAGTATTTTATTATCTGCAGTTGTAGAAGGAGAGATGGTTGCAGTTTCATAAAGTAAACTACTCCCATCTTCCAATCCTACGTTATCAATAGTCGATTGACTTTTGAGAACTACCGTTTCATGTTCTAGAAACTCAAAGTACGCTTTCAGGAAGGCGACAAATTCTGGCGACTCTGCCTGAACAAAGTCGGGTACTAGACTATTAAGTCTAGGTAGTAATTTGTCAACCCCCTGAATTCCACTCATATTATGATAGTGTTACTGTACTATTAAAGTTTGCTAGAAGATACCAGTTAGAACCGTCCCAAATACAAACAACCGCTTCACCCAAAGCATTTTGAGAGACTTGGTTACTTGAACTTGTTCCACTTCCGAAACTAGTTATGGTAATGTTAGCCGCATGGGTAGATGCAGGTTCAGTTTTTTGATAAATCACTTTTAACTGACCAACGTCTGTTCCGTTGTCTAACGTAAATGCAACATCACCTGAAGCACCTGATAAATCAATCGCAGTTGCGAAAGAAGAAGCAAGGTTACTTGCGGTTGCTGTTACGGTTGTAATATCGTCAACTGCTAAGTGAGTTGGGATATTTTCAAAAAGTTGAGCAATTGTCATCTTTTTGTTTACTGGCGTTCCGCCAGGGTTATCAACGATGTGAAGTAAATCATCACCACCAATGTCTGCGTCTGCTACTGCAGTTAACGCTGATATTTTCTTATCTGCCATTTGAATTTTCTCCTATTGTAATCCAATTTAATGGTAAACTACTCAGGGGACTCCTGACCACTTTATCCATGGTTAATAAGTCGAGGTTGATGTTGGAGTAAATCCTACACCAGCACTCGATTCACCGCTTGCAACGGTGTCCAATTCACTTGTGACCTTGATATCAGCAGAAGAGATATCGATTAACGAACCTCTTTTTGCAATAACATCATTTGAATTAGGTATTAAAGTGAAGTCAATCGTATTGTCTGAATTAACTGTTGAAGTTATGTTCAGAGCATTGATTGTTATTTTACCAGTACCGTATGCGATAGTACCCGCTTGACTATCTTGATAGACTCTTACAGAACCTGAAAGATAGTACCTACGAATATTACCTTCACCGTCATCATCAAAATACATGATATTCGATGCATCGCCACTAATGTAAAATCCTGTTGTCGAAGTAATACCACCAGCATGTTTATTATGTCCACTGTGTGGGTTATACAACGGGTTACCAAAGTCTACTATTAATCCATTAGTTTGACCTAGTAACAAAATCTTTTTCTTGAGTTTCAATCTCACGTTAGTTATATTTGATAGAATAGAACTATCAACATCGTCTATAATTTTTAGAAGATTTGAATGTCTGAATATACTATCAAAGTTGTTAAGGTTATCTCTATCATATTTAATGATAGCGTCCTTAACCAAAGTTTCTAACTCACCACTTGTTAAATCTGTTGCCTTTTCATTGTATTTAAATACGGTTGAAAGCATAATCTTAATAATTTCAGGGTCTACTATTTCAGGTCTAACTGTGATTACGTTTAGTTTGTTTAGATTTGCTTTGACTTGATTTTTTTCTATGTCTGATAAGTAATCACTGTTCAAAGGTTTGATTGCAACAAAAACTTTACCATATTCAGGTGGGTCATTATCTTCACCACCCCATACCGCTACTGCGTCTGCATTTGGATAATACTCTGATACTTTTGCTTTGTAGTCATTCAATGTTACTAATCTGTTTTGTGAAGAATAGAACTTTGTTGCTTTAAATTTAATTGACTCAACACTTTCTTTTTCCGCACCACCCTGTGCGATACTTGTAGTTACAACTGTTGAATCTGAAAAACCGTTTATGTTATCTAAAAGAGTAAAAGTGTTTGCACCATTAGCATGAATCAAGTCTACAATTGTATATTGAATCGTAATGATATCTCCGTCATTTAATTCTTTACCGATACTACCGTCACCAAAATACACTTCTGTATATCCGTCTTCGTTTTCTTGCGTGAAAAATACTTCACTGGTAGAAAGAATATTTGATATATCACTTGCAAGTGCATATGCTGTACTTGTACCACCTGAGTTTACAGATACAGTCATTGCACTTCTATCGATTCTAGGTTGACTTAATACAAATTTAGGATTTGCAAGTTGTCTATCATAAACAAAAACGTCACTTGCATTTGTTCCCTGTTTTAAATTTACGTTTGCGTAAGTAAAACTCTTTCCGTTTGGGTGAGGTGTTACACCTGAACTTACAACAAAGTTAAATGCTTTACCGTCATACTGAGTTGAAAATCTTGTTCCTGCTGGGATAGTCATATCGTTTGCACTTGGATATGTACCGTCTGCATTTCTTACGTTGTTCATGGTTAGGTCAATAATTGCTGTAGAGGCAGTTTCTGAAGCAGGAGTAAAACCTAAATCTTTCGCACGTGATACAACGTTCTTTCTCATTTGTGCGGAATCTAAGAATAGTTCTGAAGCAGCTATGTTTGTATTTACTGCCCCGATATGTGATGAATACGCAAGTAAGTCTATTAACATTGAAAGTGTTGAACCTTCAAAGTCATAATCCTTTAGACTATCTTGTCCTTTTAAATAACTTTTCAGATTTTGACTTATATCGTCAAAGTCTAAATCAGTTACATTTAGTGATGAACTTTTAACTGCCATTTAGTGTCCTCTATCTTGCCCTGTTAACAGTGAAATCTAGTTCCTGTCCTTGGGCGCTATTCTTTATGTTGTAGAAAATAGTAACGTTCATTTCATTTCTATCCGATACGTCACCTAGTAAGACTTTTACATTTTCTACTCTTGGTTCAAAGTCTTCTATAATCTTTTGAACTCTTTTTGCAAGTCTTCTTACTTTCCTATCTGTGTTTAATTCAAAAAGTTGATTCCTCAACGAAGACCCTAAACTTGGTTTGAAGGGTCTCTCATAAAAATTAGTTAGAACGATATTTCTAACTGCACGTCTGACAGCGTCTGTATCATATTTGATAGTAACGTCACCAGTAACTGGGTGTGGTTTAAACCTAAAATCTATATCTGCGTATAGTTTTGATTCTGCAACGTTTTGTCCCTGTGATTTTAAGTCTGCCATACTTCTATTTATACCATTTACGCATCAGGAATTGAAGAATCGTTTGTCTTACCTGCGTTAGCACCAGTACCAGTATCCATAGATGTTGTTTTGTGTTTATGAGTCGCAAGAGTCGGTGCATTTCCAGCGTCTGTTGATACGTCACCAACTGAATGTGTTGTTTTAGTAACATGTACTGTACCGTCAACTGTTAAATTTGTAGTCATAAGTGTTTCGGGTGAAGTGAATGTTGTATTACCAACCACGTCTGCATTGAGTGTTCCGCCTATACTTGCATTTACGTTTCCGTCTACCATTAAATCTGTATGTCCTGCTACGTAGATATCTGCATTACCTGTTGCTACTGCAATTCTAACATTACCCTTTTCGACAGACACGTCTACGTTACCACCGACAATTAGTTTATTGTCTTTTGCAACTACAGTATAATTATCATTTACAATTCTAGTTACCTCTGAACCGTCAGGGTGTATCTCATGGAATGTTCCACTCCTATGTTCGAGTGCCATTCTTTCTACACCAAGAGTATCGTCTATCTCAACGATATGTCCTGACTCTGTAGTCATGGATTTGTTATATGGATATACTGGTTTAGCAGGTGATACTGGGAATCCCCATTCTTCGTCTACTACTCTTTTCTTTGTATTGTCTGTAAAGATTTCTTTTGTGTTTACGTGTTTTAGATTCTCAACTTTATCGTCTACAACTTTTGTAAAACTTCTATGTGTATATGTTGCGATACCTGTTGTGTTATCATTTAAATCTGAAGCGTCATAGTATCTTGGATAGTAAGGTAAATCATCTTTGGTAAGTTCTACTTCTTCTATTGTTGAACCTGTTCCGTCATAGTTCAGCGTGAGAGACTTGACGTGTTTTGGTGCGGTATCTAATGCAGTAGTCAATCCAAAAGTTCTAGTCCTGTCATGCGTAGGTGTTTCCCCGTCTGGCGTCTCAGCATAGTCTTCTACTGTTAATCGTCTTGGGTCATTGAATCCGTCTTCAATCTTTCTCTGTATCAATTCGTCTTTGATTGTAATACGAGAACCCTGTGCAGGCATTCCAGCTGCTACACCAAGAACCACTGGGTCTTGCATATAGTTTTCGTCTCTCCAAAAACCGAATACCGTAGACCCTTCTACGAGACCGTTACCTTTTCCGAATCCTGAGAGTCCTGCTTCTGTTGTTGGAAGTAATACTTGCGCCCATGGTAAATCAGGTGTTGAGATTTGGTCTTTGATATGAGTATGCACTCCGTGTACACGCACACGCACACGGCCAATCTTTAATGGGTCTTGTCTGTCTTCTACTATCCCGTACCAAAATTTCATTTTATCTCCAAGGTAACATTGTCATACCAAGTTGATTCAAACCCAACTCTAATAATATGAATACTAATAGACATGGGCCTAATTGCCATGCCCACCATTGCCAACCTTCTAAACTATCTACCCATTGTCTGAGTTTACTGTTTCGTGCTTTATCATATGCACCACTCTTTTCGCCTATTCTGTTTGCCCAATAGTTTGGGTCTACCCAATTTTTAAGTGACTTTAAGAATCTTACTATCATATTTCCCTCGGTGGTGCTGAATTATCTAATGGTGTATAGTCTGCAATCTTCTTCGCATAACTTTCTTTCACGCACTCAACAAAACATTTTCCTACCTTATCAGCAGGAACACCGTTAACACATATGTCTGTAATTAAGTATCTATTGTCATTCATTTTATCTGAAATATCTACACCACCTGTTGAAGATTGCGGTGGTGGTATATCTAATTGTATAACTGTACCTACACTTAAATCTGTTCTCATAGGTATTGTGATTATAATTCTGTTCTGTTGTAGTATCTCTAACATTGCTCTACGTTCTAATTTACCTGAGTCAACTTTAGCAGACCAACCTTTAAATGATTCATCAGTATCTAACTTATCCGCATTGTCAAAAGAATGTACCATTTTGGTATCGTAGATTTTTAATGAATCATATTTGTGACCTAAATTAGTATCAACATCTTTTTCTGTGGTTGGCGGAGATACTTTTGCGTCCGTTACATTTTCTGTTGTAAATACTTTTTCAAAGACTTCATTCTCGTCACCTGTTCTAATTAATGGAAAACCTGATAAATGATTTTCTGCATTTCTATTGAATAGTTCGTCAATAGAATACAAGTCTATTTCGTCAACCTTTCTTATTGGGTCATAAGTTATTTGTGTTGACGCATACGCACCACCAACCATTCCTCTCAATGTATCTGCTCTTTGCGGAACTTCGATTGCTTCAATAACTGTATTAACACCACCGTCAGCATTTGCGTCCACGTCTGCAGTTTCTGTATCTCCCTGTCTTGAACCATATGAGAATTTAAGTGGAAACTCTTCTTGAAACATTGTATCAATACTTTTAAAAACGAATCCGCCATTTAATGTTTGGTAAAAGAACATACCATTTCTATATACTGCTTTGTCTTCTAATCCTTTATCTGCATTGTTGACTGTAAAATCTATAAACTTATCAATCGTCCAGTTGGGTACAACCATTTGTTGATTATCAGGTTTTGAATCTTCCCAATGCACGAACTCGTCTATTTTCATATGTCCTTCATTAATAAGAACGTTCTGTAACATTTTATCATATGAACCACGCATGACTCTAGATACTCTAGTATTTCTAGCAGTAAACATGCGTGGGTCACATACTTTTAAAACATAAGCTTGTGTTGCTTGGTCTACCCTGTTGATTGAATTTATCTTGTAGACTTTCAAGTCTTTGTCTATGGTAAACTCTTTGGAAGCTTCTTCTCCCATACCTTCAATTTGTTTGACTGCAATACGTATGTACTCGTCACCCGTAATTTTAAAATTCTTTAGTAGGTCAAGACCGTCTATGACATTGATATCACCTGTAACGAACTTATTGTAAATACTTTCGTAAAGACGAAAAGATAAGACAAGACCCTGTATATCTACAGACTCGCCTTCTTGGTTTACTAGATTAATTGCGTCAATGGTGAATACACCACCCTGCATGTTTTTCTTTTCAGTCATTATACACTCATTACACGTTCAAACTCAGATACCACTCTTCGTATGAACTCAGGTCTGATAACTTTTATCTTTCTTCTCGCTTCGTTGTCTTCGTATTCTTTTTGCCAATACGTTCTTGGTTGATAGGTTCCCGTAGTATTGTTGTTATATCTAAAACCTTTATCTATTGCGTCAGGGTCATAGTAATATGCAACACCGTCTTGCCCGTCTTTAACACTGCTAGGTGTAAAACTCTTAGTGCTACTCGTACCTGTAACCGCCTGGCTGGCCACAAATTTTCGCCCGTTTGTTGTTTCTACTAAAATTCTATTATAAGTTGGGTCAACTTTTAAAACTTTACCTTTACTTGCCCCTTGAGTTATGTCTTCACCAATTAAAAATTTAGAAGTCGAAGATACTATGTCTGTACTCGTAGACGCAACTAAGAATTGGCCAGGATATGTAGATTTCATATAATTTTCAAATGTAGAAGTATCCATATACCAATCATAATAATTAGTAATTTCATTTGCAAGAAATATTGTCCAGTGCAAATCACCATTACCGTATAACTTACTCGCAACTACATCAGGTCTTTCGCCTTCTTGGAGTTCATAAAATGTATAATCGATTACTTGATTAAGTTGTGTTCCTTCTAACTTTGCTTTACGAAAGAAGTCTTTGATTGTAACAATCTTTCCGTTACTGAGTGTGTATCTTACTTCGGGAAAGTTTTTAAATAGTTCGTTTGCCATTAGTCTCCTCTCGTCCTTTTGTCTGTGATACTATAATCAGTAGGTGTAATACTCTTATCACCGATTGGTGAAATTTGTTGGAAGTTTTCTTGAGTAACAATTTTAATTTCTGTAAAGTCTAATTTCATAGCAGACTTTGTTGGTTGTCCGTTTTCAAAGAAACCTAATTCTGTATCTCCATGTTGTATATCACAACCAGTACAAACCATGGGCATAAATCCGTCTAGTCTTTCTGAGATTGGGCCATCGAATGACACGTCAAATACATTTGGATAGTTAAAGAAGTTTTCGTTTTCTGTTGTTTCAGATGTACCAAAAGTATCAGGTAACATTGCAGTTCTGAAATAGTACATAATCTGTTGTACCATATCTGCCTCTTCCTCTGAGCGTGGATAGAATTCATACTGGAATGAAAAAGAACGGAAACCTATCCCTTCTAACATTTGTTCTTCCATGGGGTTAGTTGCTCGGCCAGAATTAAAGTTTACCATATCACCTGTAGCAGAATTTGCAAGTTTGTTTATGGCAGCTCCTGCTATGTTTTTGATTTCACCAGCGAATTGTTCTAGTGAACCACCTTCACCAAAAAAGTCTCCTGTTTCTCCACCGTCAAATGCGGCCATGATTCCACGAATGCCTGGCCCAAATCCTTGAGTCTTATAGTTAACTACAAAGTTACTTGCTAAATGTTCGGGTCTAACGTACAATGCTATTTCTACATTATCTTTGGATAGTAAATTTTTTCCATTCTTCCCGTCTCTTGCTTCACGTGCCCTAGTTTGGAAAACAATGTAGTTATCTAGTTGGTCATACAGTGGATAAATTAAATCTATATCTGCAGTTGAAGGTGTTGACTTTGCAACTGCCTTACCTTTGTTTCTTGCGTCAAGGTTTTTTTCTAAAGATGTCCTTCTCTTTTCTAAAGTTCTTTTAGCTTCTTCTGCTTGTTCACCTAATTGGTCTAGTACGGTTGTCTTATCAATGTTTTTGAGTTTGGTCTTGATACCTTTTACAGACTCTACAGCAGACTTCGCTTGATTGACTTTATCTAATAGTTTGCTTATTGCCATAAATACCTTCGTTAATTATTAATTGGTAATATATCTATTTATGTCTTACAGTGGCAAGTTTAAACCTAAGAACTATAAAAAATATAAAGGAAACCCTACGAAAATCTTCTATCGTTCATTATGGGAGCGTAGATTCATGGTTTACGCTGACTCAAACCCCAATATCATTGAATGGGGTTCAGAAGAAGTAGTCATTCCTTACATATCACCCTTAGATAGAAAACCTCACAGATACTTTCCTGACTTCTATATTAAGTACGTAAATGCTTCGGGACAAACTGTACGGGAAATCATAGAGGTCAAACCTAAGAAACAACTCAAACCGCCTGCAAATCCTCAACATAGAGTTTCTAAGAGATATCTTATGGAAGCACAGACATATGCAGTCAATCAAGCAAAGTTCAAAGCAGCTGAATCATACTGCAAAGAAAGAAGATTAAAATTTAGGATATTAACGGAAGACCATTTGACTTAAATGCATAAATAGTTGTATGGGACAACTATTGGACGATTTACAAAACGAGAAACCTGCTGAACTAAGAGCAAGAAGTATCGACTCCATGAACTGGTTCCGTAATAATTTAAGACAAATAAGAGTGCGGTCTACTTCCTTAATGGACGAATTTGATACTGAGGGAGCGCTTCAACTAGGACAAATGTATATGTTCTTTTATGACGCAAAGACACAGGCAAAACTCCCATATTGGGACTACTTTCCTTTATGCATTCCTATTAAGAAATATAAAAATGGTTTCATGGGATTGAACCTGCATTACTTAGCACCAAGATATAGAATTAGATTACTGGACGCTATGTATGAGTATGTTTCAGAAGGTGTATTTGACGTGAATTACGCAATGGTAAAGTCAGTCGGAAAACTAAGGTGGGCAAAACCATGTGTAAAACAATATCAATATGGATACTTTAAGAGTTACATAAAGAAAGTAGACTATCAATATTATGATTTGATATCCATGTTACCAACAACCAAATTTAACGTAAATGCGAATACAGTATACGCAGAATCACTAGGAAGAATTTAATGGCATTAAAAGATTTAGTAAAACAAGGTGTTTCTAACTTTTTAGGTGGAAACGACAAAGGAACTGGAATAGATAGGTTCAAAGCAAACTTTGATACAGGTGCAAGAACAAATAGATTTCAAGCAGACTTTTTTGGCCCACAGGGATTATCTTTAGAAGGGTTACGTTGTGACTCTGCTTCATTGCCAGGCAGAACAATTGAATCAACTCCATGGGCAGAATACGGACAAAAAAGACAAATGCCTAATGCTGTTAATGACGGTGGTGAAACAACATTCTCTTTTTTCTGCGACCAAACATTCGCTGACAGATTAATAATTGAAGCATGGCAGACTTTAGTATACACTGCTGGTGAAGGTACTCAATTACAACCTACCTTCGCATACTACAACGATTACATAGGACAAGTTGATATAACACAATACAGACTTGACGGTGACTCTGCATTGAAATATAAGTTATATGAATGTTATCCAAAATCTTTTGACGCAATGGCATTAGACTCAAACACTCCTGATGGTATATTAAAGTTTGGGTGCACCATTGCATATCGAGGGTGGGAAGTAGAATATACTCAACCACCTGAACTATCAGGACTAAATAAAGGAAGGAGAGCACTTAATGCTGTCATGGAAGGACTATCAGTCGCTTCTAGATTTGGTGGCAAAGGTGATAAACTTCTTGGAAAACTGACTTCACTGGATACTAATCTTGGTAAGATTAATAATGTATTCGGTAGAGGCGGTTAATTTTTATTATTTGAGGAAATAAATTATGGCATTACCAATACAAAGTGCACCTACTTATAAGTGCACCTTGCCAAGTGACGGACGTGAAGTAACATTCAGACCGTTTCTTGTTAAGGAACAAAAGGTTTTAGTAATTGCGAAAGAGGGTGAAGACCAAAGTCGGTCACTTGCTTCTATAAAGCAAATGATTAAGGCAGTAACAGCATTCGAGGAAAACGAATGGTTGGACGTTGAAAAACTTCCTATGTTTGATATTGAATATCTGTTCATTAAAATTAGAGCAGTATCAGTTGGTGAAACTGTTAAACTTAATCTGCCTTGTAAGGACAATGACTGTAACGGTCACGGAGAGGTTACAATAAACCTTGACGAAGTTCAAGTAACTAAGTCAAAAGGTGTTGAACCTAAAGTTATGATAAACGACAACTTGGGTGTTGTGTTAAGGTATCCCGATTGGGGACTTATGGAACAGGTAAATAAAATGCCTGCAGACCAACAACCCTTTGAAATGTTGAAGCAATGTATCACTGAAATTTTCGATGAAGAAAATGTATATGATACAGATGATGTATCGAAACAAGAACTCAATGAGTTTGTGGATAGTTTAACGTTTCCACAAATGGAACAATTAGGTGCTTATTTCGATGACATGCCTAAAGTTTATATGGACGTTGACTTCACCTGCTCATGTGGAAAAGAACAAAGTAGAACCATGGAGGGCCTACAAAGTTTTTTTTGATATGCCTTTCTCATGAGAGCGTATTGAATTATTACAATACGAACTTTCAGTTGATGCAACATCATAATTACAGTTTAGAAGAACTTGAAAATATGATGCCATGGGAAAGGGAGATTTATATTATGCTGTTATTGCAGTTCCTAAAGGAAGAACAGGAACGACAAAAACAAGAACAAGCCAAATATAATCAAAGGAGATAACATGGCAGACAGAGACCAATTTAGTGGTGACATGAGTCGTAACGAGGTAGAGATTGACCTCAGCAAGTTTATGGAAATGGTCACCGAAAACAATGCACTCAAACAAAAGATTTGGGAACTTGAACATGACGATAAAGTCAATCCATGGCAGAAATGGATATTTCTTGCAAAGACTGTAGACTCTTGGAGAATATGGCCTAGAGCATTTCTAAGTGTTTACATATTCTTAATTTACTACGTTGTTATGTGGTTCATTGGATTACCTGAACCTACTATGGAACAATCAGGTCTTATCAGTATCTTAGTTGGTGCTGGGGCGGCATGGTTTGGACTATATGTAAACAGTGCAGCCAAAGAACACGACTCAGACAATCAGAAGAAATAATTAAATGGCAAACGAAATCGATAAGCAGTTAGAAGAGGCCGCAAAGTCTCTTAAACCAGCATTTAAGCAAGTCATAGATACTCTTGCAGAATCTAATAAAGAGTTTGCTGTAACAGCAGCTAACTTTAGAAATTCTACAAGAGACTCTTTTGCTGGTGCTCTCACGGCAAATAAACTTAAGAATACTTTAGAAGAAGTAGCACAAGGTCTTAAGGAAGGTGAGGGTGAGATAGCTGGTATCGATTTTGGTGAGTTTAAAAAAGTAAACGATAAGATAAATGCACTTGAAGAACAACGTGCAAAAAGATTAGAAACTGCCAACAAGAAAGGTAATGTTCTTTACAAAGCACGTGTAGCGTTTGAAAAGGCGGAAGCCGCTGAACTGGAAGCTGCGACAAAAGGAAAACAAGTCACAGGTGCAGCTTTAGAAAAACTACGAACAGCAAGAGAGGAAGCAGAAAAAAATCTAGCTGAAAAGACCGCCCAACAAACCAAATCATATGATGAAAATATTGAACGTGAAAAAGAAAACAGAAAGGAATACCAAGACCAGTTAGACAAAGCTCTCGAAGAGATGCAAAAAGAAAGCATGGAATACATGGAAAACATGTCGGGTGCATTCAAAAAACTTACTGGTATTGACATCATGGGTGCGTTTGACTCTATGGTTGAAAATGTAAATGCTATCGGTACATTATTTACTAGAGGTAAAAACACAGATGTATTCGGTGATATTGTTGGTGGTATTCAGAACATGGGTGAAAATATTTCTAATGGTTTAGCCAAAGCACGTGAAGGTGCGAAGGCAATGGCAACAAATTTAATGGCATCAGGTAAACAATTTCTTAAACAAGGGAAAAAGTTTGCAATATCTGCTGGGTTGATGATAAAAGGATTAATTTCTTCAGCTGCAGCTATGGTTGCAACTGGTGTATCATTGTTAGCAGCTGCATTAGGACTTTCAGTTCCCGCTTTACTTATAGCAGCTGTTGCACTCGCACTAGTAGCTGGTGCAATTTATCTATACAACGAATCAGAAGGATTTAGAAATGCTGTCGATTCAGTAGTAGAATACTTTATGGATATCATAGAAATAATAGGAAATATCTTTGGTGGATTCTATGACTTCTTTGCTGGACTATTCACTGGTGACTTCGATATGATGTTCCAAGGTGTTAAAGATGTCCTTGGTGGATTATGGGATTTGATTATGGCACCGTTTAAAGCAATCGGTGACTTCTTTTCCAATCTATTTGGTTTTAATATCAAATCATGGTTGAAAAAGAAGGCAGAAGCATTTGGTCTAGGTTGGTTAATCGATGGTGAAGAACCCAACGAAAAGGTTGAAGCTATGACTAATGGTGCTGACCCTGCTAAAGCTAATGACATGAAATATGCTGACGAAGACATAACGGGTGAATCCCATGATTACATGGCGAAAATCAATGCAATGTCAGATGAAGAACGAGGTGCAAGATTCGATGAACAAATTGCTCGTAGAGAGGAAGCATTAAAGAAAGCAGAAGCAAAATTAGCAGAACTGAAAAAGAAACAGGAAGAGAAGGCTGAATGGGATCCAACGGATTATACAGACCAAATTCGTCTTGCTAAGATGAATGTGGAGGGCCGCCAAGAAGATGTAGACCAAAGAACAGCAGACAAACAAAACTTCTTTGACCCTGAAAGACGAGAGTATGACGAACTTAGTAAAAGACTCGTATCAGGGGAAAAACTTTCAGACGAAGAAAATGCAAGGTTGGATTATCTTTTTGATTCTCAGGGAGATGACGGACGTTTCTCTGCAGAAACGGTAGCAGCAGAACGAGAAAAACTTTCGATGGGTGAAGGGGCGACCTCTGCTGATTTGGCTAGTCTGAAAGGCACTCCAAGTAGAGAAGGTGGAACTGCTGGTGATGTTGCAGACGCAACTCAAGAAGTTAAAGACGGTGCGAAAGCGGCATCGCAACAAGTAGCAGTAACTACAATCAATGCACCAACAACGAATGCGTCTAATACTAATGTGAAGAGTGTAAACCCAACACCTAGAGATACAGACCCTACTGGTAGTCGGTTAGCAGCTGTTCCTGCTTAAGTTTATTTCTATTGTATTTGGTTCTATCCCTTTGCACCTTATGACCATAAGGTGAATCTTTTACAAACAATTCTTTTGCAAACCTAGGTTTAGGTTTTTGTGGGATTCTTTTAGACATGGTTTAATAAAATCTTGACGTAAGTTTTCTACGTGCTTCAGATTGTTCTGCTCTTACCTTATCAAGGTAATTACGTCTCTTACGTTTCTGATTATCCTCATGTTTCTTTTGATTGGGTTTTACATAGTATTCTCTACTACGTACTTCCGCAACGATACCTGCCCTTTCACATTTCTTTTTGAAACGTCTAAGCATTTGGTCAAAGGATTCTGTCTTGTTCCTTTTTTTATCGTGTCTTGGTGTTACTTGTGGCATAATATTATTATTCAAAAAAATCAGTCAGTGACGACTGCTCCTTATTTCTTATTTTATCTGAGTTAACTTCTAACTCCCCTTGTTTACGAAACACTAGAACGTACTCATGTACTTTACTAGTATATCTTTTACTTGCACATTTACCCATTTGTAAAGCTGCAAATATGGTGTCGTTCTTCATAACAATAACGTCATGAAGTTTTAGACCTGCCATTGTGAACATATTTATACAATCAGAATGGAAGGGTATGTATTCACCGTCCCGTCTCCAATCTCCGCATACCCATACACAAAATCCGCCAGGCACTAAAACTCTTTCTATATTTTGGGCACATACTTCTATACGATTACGAAACTCAGTATAACTTCGTATATCTGATAACTGTCCGTCTGCACTTTCATATCTTTCGATATCTCCATACGGTGGACAAGTCATAACTAATTGTGCACATTCATCATCAGTATGAGACATTTCACAACCGTCACCTTCTACAATATCATAGTGACCGTCAAAGGCATGTCTTGACATTTCTGATTTAACTTTAGTTACAGTTGTTGGTGATACATCATAACCAACGTAATCTCTTCCTAGTGAAGCAGATACAAATGCTCTTGTCATTCTACCTGCAAATGGGTCAACGATTGTATCGCCAACCATACTCCAATAATGAACAATGTTCTCACACAATCCTGCGTGGAACTCAGACATCATTAAACCATTTGGTAGTCTAGGACATTCTCCTCTCTTCTCTTCATATGCAGTCAAGTATGCGTCTTCCCAATTTGACTTAGACGCTTTACTTGGTGTTATGACTGATAGAGGAGTCCAACCAAATTGGTCAACGACTCTTTCGTTCTCGTTGAATGGTAATATGTTTTTATAGTATTCGCTTTTCATATTCTTAAAAAGTGTAAAGTCGCCCCACGCATTACTGCATTCCCGCTCTTTACAGACAAATCCGCCATTTTGACTATCTGCCTTTCCCTAACTAAGTACCCCCTCAGATTTTTATCCACGGTCTTAGTTCAACTGGGTAGTGCACTCAAGGACACATAAAATAGTCACTACCCCCCGAAGTTACTTCTGCTTACGAATCAGAAGCAAGCTTCTTGAAGTAATCCATTGCGTCTTCTGAATCATTAGAATCAGCAGATTGGATTACAGGTTCCTCTGCAACGGGTTCCTTGTTCACGTCTGACCAAGGCACTTCGTCAAGGTCTTCAGCAATGGACTCTGCAGTAGAGGTTGAAGTTGCACCAGTCAGTCCTAAGACTCTGTCAAACTTTTCTTTAAGTTCTTCATAAGACTTGAACTCTTCGGGTGCAATAATAGCAGATAAAGAATGTAGAGAAGAAACAACTTCTTCTAATTTCTCTTCTTCTGCAAATAAAGGTGCTGGTGAATCAAACTCAGATTTGTCGTAGTTCCAGTAACCGTCAACTTTTCTGATTTTAATTTTAAAGTTTGCACCTTCTCCTCTTATGTCAAAAGGATTGATTGCTTGTTCGTCTGCGAATGCAGGTGAAATAGCTTCTTTCAACATTTCAAAGATTTTCTTACCAAAACGGTATTTGAAAACCTTACCTTCGTTGTCAGGATTTTTAGGGTCTGAAACAACATAGACATTAGACACATAATGTAAACGTCTTTTCTGTTTACGTGCAATCTCTTTATTTGCTTCAACACCAGTATTCCACAACTGAGAGTTGTAGTCTGACACTGGGTCTTTCTTGTTAAGAGTAGTCAAAGACTTCTCAATATACCAACCGCCAGGGCCTTGAAAACCGTGGTCAAAATAACTGACCCATGGCATTTCTTCTCCTTCGGGTGTTGGTAGGAAACGAACTACTGCAAAACCGTTACCTGTTTTATCAAGTTCGGGTTTCCACATAGTATCATCGGAATAGGACTTTTTTTCTCCTGAACCAGGCGCTGATGCAGATTCCATAGCTGCTCTCAGTTTTTCTAACGATGCATTTGACATTGTATTCTCCTATTGTATTGCATTGTATCGCATTTTATCGCATTGTATCGGACTCAAGACCTTCGCCTAGAATCCACCTTTCACTATTTTCATAGTAATATAATTCATTATACTCTACTTTTACAGTTCCCGTAAGAGGGTTTTTGAAATAAACGTTAACGTCTTCAAACTCTTCTAGTAGAGAAATGAATTGTGACCGCTGAGCATTTAACACTCTGCTATCACTATTATATTTATGTAAATAATTCTGTGTTCCTTCGTAATTGTTTGACCAATTTTCTTCTTCGAGGGCATTAAATCCAGTCAATGTGATTTCCTTTTCACCATTAAGCATAGCATATCCTAATGCACTCATTCCACAAAACATGTTCTTGAGCTCAGGATTATTATACATAATAATGTTCTTCATTTGGGGGCTGCTAAGGCCAAGAAACGTGGTCACTTCATCGTCCCCTTGTACTACCAAATACTCACTATCGGGCGAAATCGATTCTTCTATCCTTGTATTCCCGAATCCCATTTTCAATGGTTCAATCATATCAATCGGTAGTATTTCCCAATTCCCTACCGCAACTTTGTTTGCTTCTGCATATCCCCATTCTATTACTTCCCTCTGCATAGGTATGTCTACAGTAAAAAGAATCTCAGGATTTGCGTCTCGGTAGAATGCATTGCAACCCCAAAACCTATCTTCACCATAAGTAGGCATAACTCTGTTTGTTCCATTCCCTACTATAGTGAGCATAGTTCTATTAGTTTTGATTTGTATGCGTCATGGTCATACTGTATGAATGACTTATACTTGTTAATCTTAATGTGTATATCAGGATAGACTACCTTCTCTGTAATCAGTCGTTCCCAATCTTTTGTGAATCCTATGATAGCGTCCATGATACAAACTGTTTCCAAAGATACTTTTTTACTCATAAGAGATTTTAAAAGTCTTGGGTGTTGTCCGTCTGTTACTTTCAATATGGTATCTATCTTAAATGTTTTAAGCAGGTCACTTACTTCTGTATTGAATAGGTATGCTTGTTTCTGTCGATTGTTCTTCCACTTCTTATATCTTCGGTCTGCTTCTTTATCTAACAAGTCACCTACCCAATAGTCTTTCTCAGAAAGATTTGCAATGAAGAACTCTTTGAGTTCGTGTTTATATGTTCTTGATAGTTTACCAAAGTGAAATTTATCTTTACGTTTTAAGAAGGACGGTAGTTCTGCTTTGACTACACCATTGTATTTGACAAAGTCGTAATCCTTGGAATGAAAGTGTAATTTGATTCCAAGGTACAACTGATATGCATCGAATCCTTCTCTAGATGTCACTTAACTAATGTAGGCCCTGTTGGTGTTACGATTGAACCAGTTTGTTCTTGCCATGCTTTCGTAACTTGTTCGTTTGTTGGTGTTACAAATACTACATTCATAAATGAAACTTCTTCGGGATTCTCAACACCAGTAACTGCTATCCCTCTAGCAAAACCCATTTCGCCTGACTGTGGGTTTTGTAATATCATTCTAGGTTTGTCGATAGATACATTACCACCGTCAAGGTATGTAAGTTTACCTACGTATTCACCACTCACAGTAATGACTGTGACTATATCTCCATTCTTCATAATTACCTCACTTAAAAAATGTTGTTAAACTTGCCTGTGAATTGCTTCCACGATTCACCATGTTAAGTTTTTTTGCTTCTGCTTCCAACCTTTCTTTGAGTGGGTCACTAAGCAATCTCTTCGTTGATTCGGGTTCTATCTTGTTGTTGTCGCATACCTTAATGATTGCGTCCATAACACTAGCACCCTTATTAAGTAGAACTTCTACTTGTTCTGTAAATTCTTTTTTTGATATCATTTCAACCGTCCTTGTAAAGTTGCAATCTCGGTCTTTTGACGGTCATTGGGTTCTTTTACTTTAAGTAAATTATCTAAGGCAACTTGCCTCCTATTTTGCACGTTTTTCTTTTTCATATTCCGTATAAGTTTTTGTATTGAAGTCTCACTGCACATAAGTCGTCAATGTAGTCTTCGTGGTTTGCTGTAAAGATTTGAAACGTTCCATTCTCTAACATAACTAATGCAACAATCTCTTCTATCTTCTTCCCTGTTAGTTCTTCAACCATGAGAGCATAAGCAGTCATTTGTAAGAACCATGGTCTCGCCATATAATCTTCTTTAAACTTACTTGAAGTCTTAAAGTCGATTATACATAAGACATCGTCCAACATTCCAATACAATCTACCCTTCCTGCCATTTTCAGATTATCTGAATACATGGGTGCTTCTAAAGCTAAGGGGATAATCTCGTCTAACACTGGGCGTATTCCTTTAAACATTCCCTCATGTATTAGGTTGTCGAATTCTATAAACTCTTTTTCTTGTCGTAAGTAATCTTCCACGTGTTGGTGCATGGTCGTTCCACGTGAAGTAGCAGACTTTGTAATCTTGTTTGCTTTCTCTTCACCGATTCGTTTACGCCACGCTTTGATATGTTCCCTTGATTCCAATCCCACAACCGTGGTGACACTTGGATATCTTTTAGTTCCTTCGGTATCAGTATAGAAACGTTGACCATTCTCTGTAACAGTTTTTAGGTCTAGGTCTTCTAGTTCAGTAATATCCAGTGTTGATAATCTCACTTCTGTCATAATATTATTTTACTTCTTTTTGTTCTGTATGTCTACATGCTTTTTGACAATATCTCTAGTCTTGATATCTTTTACAGATTGATTGTTGTATCGTTTATCTAGAGGGCTGTCGGGAAACTTGCTACCAACTTTGGATAGCACTTCTTTAAAACCTGCGTCAGTTTTGACTCGGTCACCAGTACCACCAACTATTTGTGGTGTTCCTATTTGTTGAAGTAAGTGGGGATTGTTCTTTTTGAATTCGTCAAGGTCTTTCCAAGACATTGTGTATTCTTTTATCTCACCAGTTTCAGTATTTAAAAAATCGTATCTAGGCATATTGTTCCATAAATGTAGGGCGTTCTCTGTCAGTCCACTTCGCAAAATCTTTCTTCTCGTTTGCATAGTATTTATGGTACGAAATAATAGAGTCTTCGTGTTTGCAATAATCAGGCATTGCAGGTGGTGGTTGTCTCCATGTTCCTAGTTTGATATTCTGAGGAAGAACGTTTAGCAGTTCCCTGAGTTTATCGTCTGTCATATGGACTTTACCATATCGATACGTATACTCGTCACACAATGCAACAAACATATCATACATAAATTGATACTGGATTGCATTCTCTCGCACCCATATAGCAGAAGGGTGATTGATATGACTTGCTTTGTATAGGAATGATTCCATATAAGGATTCGCAAGTCGCCACCTTCGGATTCGCCTACCACTGGTCTTGTCGATATATTCTTTACCGTCCAACATTCTGTGAGCAGTAGATAGCATTTGAGCATACTCAATAATCATCTTGACCACGTGTTTGTCGCAGTGCAACTGAGCAGACTCTTTCGGGTCTTCGTGTAAATA